CGCCCTCACGCGCCTTCGACAACTGGGCGACGAGCGGGGTCACAGTGTTCTGCACCTTCTCGCGGAAGTTGGAATACACATTCTTCAGGAGGCCCTGAAGTTCCGCATCGGTAATCGTAGTAGGATTTGGCATTGCTGTACTATCTCACAGAAAAAGGGTTAGCCCCCGAGAACGGAATTGATGGCGGATTGCACCGCGTCTTCCATCGCATCATCCACGTTCGTCGGAGCAGGTCGGGACTTTGGAGCCACTCCGGCTCCCTTCCCGACAGGTTTGACGGCCTTGGCGACTACCGCCTTAGCCTTCTGACTTTGCACCGCCATCGCCTTCTTATCCTGCACCGTTGTGGCAAGCGTCTCAGACGCGGCGGTTCGAGTGCCGTACTTCTCCGCCCTCGCTTCGTTCAAAGTCTGCGCCCACGGCGCGACCTCATCAAGGACGAACTGATTTAACTGCATATACTGGTCGGGCGTGACGTAGCCCTTCCTGCCCTCAAGGGTCCGGACGTAGAGCGCCACCTTCGCCACGATCTCCTCAGGTTCCACCATCGGGACGGCTTCCGCGATGAGGTCCAAAGCTGGGGTCAGTGTCCCCGTAAAATACTGCTCGCCCTGTTGCGCGACTTGTTGTAACGCCATCTGCTGGCGCTCGTACTCCAGCTTCTGACGCTCGCGCTCCAACCGCATCTCGGGCGTATTCTGGCGGTCCCACGCATCCTTCTCCGCCACATAGGTCGTCTCGTCAGCCAGCAGTTGCTCCAGATAGGATTCGCGTTGTTCGAGCGTCTGCTTGTACTGTTCCAGCATTTGCTGGGTTTCCAAGTTCTGTTGCTCGATCGAACGAAACCGCTGTTCGCGTTGCTCGCTGTAGATGCCATCCGCCGCCAACCGCGCCAGCTTATCAATCGGATCGGTGCGGGTTTTGCCCCCGGGCGTGGTGTAGGTTACCATCAGATCCGGCAATCCCGGAACCTCTTTGTCTCCCACCTTGACGCTAATGGGAACAATCGGGTCGCGGTCGGTCAGCGGGATCGGCGAATCAATCGCCTCCGCCTGAGCCTCGCCTTCGGTCGCCTCTGCCGTCACTTCTTCCGCCGTCTCTTCGCTGTCGCCCTCGCCTGCATCGGCCTTGGCAACATCTTCGACCTTGGTGAAGCGGCCCTTCTCATCCCGTGCCTGTGCCTCGTAGTCCTCATCGACGGGGAGCGCGGCCTTAGCGGCGTCCTCCGCGAGTTGGTCGAGGTAGACAGCGGTGTTCTCCGGCCCGACCTCTGGGGTCGCTGGGGCGTCGCCGGGAAACGTGGGTGCGGTCATGCAAACTCCTTGGTAAGTGGTCCGTTACTGCGGAGCAAATGCCTCGAACATATTCGCCGCCCCTTGGGCAATCGCGGGTTCAGCCGCAATGCCGGGGAGCGTCGTCGATGTAGGCATCATCTCCGGTGAGGGAGCGAAGGGACTAGCCCCACCCATCGCTTGGGGTCCTGCGGGCGCTTGCTCCGGACCAGCCGGAGCGGGAGCGCCTTGCTTCTGTGCGGCTTGGTTTGCCAGCTCTCGCCAGCGAGCGTCTGCCGCTTGAATCACGTCCTCGTCAATGTCGTCCTGCAACAGGATCTTGCGTTCCAAGATGTCCTGATGAATTGCCTCGTTGTCCTGCCAGCGCATCGGCGGCGGGTTCTGCCGCGTGAGCAACGCATCCGCGATGCGATTGGCTCGCGCTTCTTGATCCGCATCCGGCGACTGGATTTGCTTCATAATGGCAAAGGGCATCAGCCGCTGATACTGCCGCGCATCGATAAGTTGCTTGCTGAACATCTCGTCGAGCAGGAAGAGGCGCATTGCCTTGGGCATTGGCATCAGCGTCTCCGGTTCGACCTTCACATCCGCCGAGCCATCAAAGTCCTGCGCGTTGAGGGCGCGAGCAAGATCGGGACGCGACTTGCCCACGGCTCCGAGATCGCGAGGCACATCGTAGCCCCACGCCATTCCTGCCAACTGCACCTTGGCCCACTCGGTCATTGCCATTGCAATCGCCAGCACGGACGGCGCATAGACGCGCTCCAACTGCTCACGGGCGGCGAGGATCGCACGGCCCGACGACGAGCTGGAGAACTGCCCACGGCTGGTATCGTTGTAGCCCGATGCATCCTCAAACGCCTTCTTCTCTAGCGAGAGCGCCTCCTTCACGTCGTTCGCCACCGAGAAGCTCGGCATCGGCGTCACGGAATCGTTGAGGCTCCCCGCGCCCGTCACCTCGACCACCGAAGTCAGGCCGCCGATGAAGGTCTCCTTCTGGATGACGCCCGGACGGGCGAGCAAGCGACCGCCCGAGTTGACGCGAATGGAGTCCACCCACTTAGACATCAGCGCATTGATTCTCTGCTGATGCGGAATCCACTGCTCCATAATCGGGCGCGGGAAGTAGCTCGGATCACTTGAGCCATCAGTCACGCGCACAAAGGGAATCGCCCCAAAGAGAAGCGGCATCGGCCCCACCACAACGGCATCGCCCACAATGATGCATTGCAACCCTTCGGGCAGTAGCTCGGGGTGCTTCTCGACGTAGACCGTAAACCGCTCGACCACGTCGGCGTTCTTGAGGCGGTCGGCCTCGCCGGGGTTCGAGAGTTGCATCGTCCACTGCGAGAGTGCGCCGTTGTCGCCCAGCGAGTCGGCCCCATCGCCCAGCGCGATATTGCTCGCCTGCCCCGACGCCACCGCGCCTGTCGCGCCGTAGCGTTGCGCGGCCTCGACGGCGGGGATGACCTCACGCAGGATGACGTAGTACGGCTTCTTCGTTGAGCTGGCGTTCGCGGAGACGCGAAACTGCTCGACACGCACCACGTCGGTGCGAAGATCGCCAAGCGGCTTCTTCTCGCCGTTCTCGCCCATCGCCTCGTCCCACGGTCCTGCCTCGGCATCCCAGTAGACGTGAAGGCCCGAGACGCCATCGGTCTGCGCCCAGTAGCAGGCCTCGTGAATCACGCCTGCCATCTGTTGCGATTCGTAAGCGTAATCGAGAGCGGCTTGCCGCGCTTCGGCTTTGCGCTGATCGTCAGGGTCCAGCGTCATCGGGTTCACCGAGAAGCCGGGGCGTTGCTCGGTGATGACCTGCAAGCGCGAGTCCAGCGCCTTGTCCATCAGGTTGTAGACGACACGGCTTGACTCGGTCGGGCGGACGGGTTCACGCCACGGTCCCATTCCAGTCGCACTCACCCACTGCTGGCCTGCGCGGAACAAGCGATTGCGCTCGACCAAGTGCATATGGGTCTCAATCGCCATCCGCCGCTCGGTCCAGCGGTTCCGCACCCACGACACCCACTGCGCGGGGTCCTCGCCGTCGTTGTCCTCGGCGAGCGGAAAATCATCGCCATACAACGCACGAGACAAGGCGCGAAGCTGGGCGTCTTCAGGAAGCGTGATGCGAGCGGCGGTCTCGATGTCGTTGGGCGCGATCTCCTCGTTGGCGCGTTGCCCATTCGCATCCATCACGACCGTTGTCACGCCAGAGCTGGCGGCGACGTACGGCTCGGCGGCCCCGGGAATCTCGTTCTCAGCTTCCGCCTCTTCCTCGTACTCTACGTCCTCCGGCACGAGTTGCTCAAGCGTCTCGTCGTATTCAGGGTCGAGGAAGGGGATGGTCATACGAGTTCTCCAATGCCAAGCGCCCGACGCACGAGGTTCCACCGTTGCGCGTCAGGCATCGTCGTGTCCTTCACCTTGAGGAACCGCTCCTTGGCGGCCTTGATGACTTCTTCCTGCGCCCACTCTTCCGACTCCCGCATCGCCAGTGCCGCAATGTCCTGCGGCACCTCCACGTCCTGCTCGGTCGCGACAGGTGCCACATAGACCAGCCGGAGCCAATGGCGAACCACCGCCTCGATCCGGACGAGCGCGAAGACCGCCACCGCCGCCCAGATCAGCGCACTCACTCGACCGCCTTGGGTCCCGTCTCCAACGGCTTCAGCGCCTTAAGCGCCTCAATGCCACCCGCCACTTCGTGGTACGGGCGGCTTGCCAGATAGGCGAGAATCTTCTCCAGCAGTTCCTGCGAGATGACGAACTCGGTCATACAGCCTCAGGTGTGTGGTGAATCAGGAGGTGTAGCGCACGGTCACAACAGGCGCACCGCTGGAGTAAGCCGAGCAACGCGCCCGGAACCCGGCGAAGCCGTTCATCGGCTTGCTGAAAGCACCCGCCGCTGTCGCGGTCGAGGCATCGGTGCCAGAGTTGCTCGGGGTCATGTTGAACGCCACCCAGTTGGTGCCGTCGATCGTGACCTCGAACGTGATGGTGGCCGAGAGCGAGCCGACAATCTGCACCGCCACGCCACCCGCTGACGGGAAGCCTGTGATGCTGGCGGCGTCACCCTCTGCGCCGATGGTCTTGACTGCGGATTTGAGGACGGTGGCTGACATTGTGCGAGGTGTTAGGGGTTACGGCGAGCGGCCATCCGCTCTCTCATACGGCGGATTCGTTCATCGAGGGGCAACGCGTTTTCTTCCTCCATTCGCGCTCCCATATTTTCTAAGTCGCGATGCTCGGCGCTAAGGGGAATGACGCCCGTCAGTGTTTGACGCACTCGCGGACGGCGTCCTTGCGGGGTGTCCACCGAGTCGGGGCTTTCGTACGTCCAGTTGCCACCCCGGCCTTTCCAGCCTGCGGCAACCGCTGGCTTGATGCGCTCCTGATACAGCGAGTCTTCTTGTGCGCCGAGCTGACGACCCAGCATTCCACGCATCGCATCAATACGCTCCTGCGAAATACCGTCCTTGCGAAGCATTTCCTGAAGGAGCGGATTGCCAATTTCCTGCACTTTTTCGCGGTTCTCCACGATGCGTTTCTTTAGCCCAACTGTATCGGGTCGCGCCATCAGCGAATCGCCTACTGCTGTCATCAGCATCCGACCAAGTCCGCGCATTAGTACTTGCCCTCCGGACGGCGCATCGAACCGAGACGCTTTTGCATATCCATCTTGCGGGCGACTTCCGAACGCAGATCACGCTCGGCGGACTCCCACATCGGTGACGAACCGCGCATCGAGACGTTGAACATCGCGCCCTCTTTGGCCTGCTTGAGCTTGGCGCGTGGAATCACCACTTCTGCCCCGGAATCGTCATCGACGAGGACGGCGTAGTCGCCTTCAAGCCGATCGACTGCATATCGCTTCTTCCCAGCTTGCATATACACCTCTGGCAGAATAACGCACCCCGAACATACACCGAACCTCGGTCAAGCGCAACCCCTCCGCGCAAGGGCAATGGTTGCCCTACATCACGAACCCGCCTGCCTCGTCCCGGTAGTCCTCCGCCACCCCCGGCACATACTGCTCCCAGCTCCCGGGATCGCGCCCCTCCGGACCGATCCCCTTGGGTGGGGCAGGCTCGGTGACCAAGTAGGGCAGGGAGGCCAGCGCGTACCGGAACGCATCCGCCCCGTCATCACCGTTCTCGCCCCGCTCGTTGGCATCCCGCTTGAGCGGCACGTTCGGTCGCTTGGGGTCCGGCACCAGCGCCTGCAACTCAGCCAAGAGACGGCGCGTCCCCACGGTGTCCACGAAGCGCAGGCGATCCTGACTGAGCAGGCGGCGGATGACCTTGGCCCCAGCGTCACGGTCGAGGCTGGCCTTGGACAGGGCGATCCCGTACTGGTCGAACACGTCTGCCACCGTCTCCGGCTGGGCGGTGTGCGCCATCCGCTGGGCGAAGGCATCGTGGCCTGCGTAGACCCGCCGACTGCAAGCCGATGGGACGCGACCGTCCTGCCCGGGGAGAACCAGCGATCCCCGGATGCTGGCGGCCTGCTCGTGGTCCTGCTCGCGGTGCAGGTAGAGGGCGTCCAAGACGTAGAGCGTAGTGCCGTCATCGGCGCAGGGGACGAAGACCGCCGGATGCGAGTAGCCCCAGTCGTACCCTGCCCAGAACTGCCACCAATCGGGCAGGAAGTGCGGGAGCTGTGAGCGATCGATGACCAGCTTGTCCCAGTCGGATAGCTCGGGGTAGAAGGCGGCACCGCTCGCGGTGAGGCTGGCGTCGAGTTCCTGCTGGGCGGTGGCGCTGTTCGGTGGGTACTCGGCTCGCAGGGCCTCGATGTCGGTCGGCGACAGGCGGGTGTTCGCCTCAGTCGGGTGGTGCCAATGCCGCCAGTCAGCCCCGCGACCGCCGTTCTCGATCGCCACGCAGAGTCGGTTGAAGTAGCTGGGGGTCAGGCGTCCGCTGTTGCCATCCCAGCCTGCCGATGGGGTCGAGGCGATGATCAGCCACCCGCCGCGATCCAAGAGGGCAGGCATCACCACCCCGCCAAGGGCGTACTCCAGATCGAGGAAGGCCGCCTCGTCGATGACCGCCCCGTCAAGCGATCGACCGCGCAAGTTGTCGATCGACTCCGCTGACCGTAGCTCCAGCGATCCCAGCCCCGCGAGCTGGATGCGGCGATCGGTCTCGTGAAGCGTGACACCGGGGAGGCCAGCCAGTCGAGGCTTCAGCTCCTCCCGCCAGATGGCTCGGGACTGCGGGTAGTCGGGGGTCAGCCAGACGATGTCACCACCCTGCAACGCCCCGCGATGCTTGCCCTGACCGTGACCTAGCAGGCTGGCGATCAGCGCGGTGCGAGACTTGCCTGTTCGGCGACCCGCTCGCCAGACCTTGAACCGCTCCGGGGCGTCCAGCACCTCCGACTGGTGCGCCATCGGGGCGGGGAGGTAGAGGGCCGCCACCTACTCGTGCCGGACGATGACTTCCAGCGTGGTGCCACCCGACTGCTCGATGTGCTGGGTCGCCTTGCCGTAGCCGTACTCGGTGACGTACTCCAGCGCCTTGGCGAAGAACGGGTGATCGGGGCCAGCATCCAGCACCGTCTGGATATGGGCCAGCACGTTCTCCCGTGAGGCCAGCTCGCGGAGGGTCGCCTTCCACGCATCCGGCGGACGGCCTGCATTCGGTGCGCCCTTCGCTGGCCCTCGTCCGCTCTTGGATCGGTCGATCGCCCAGCCGACGAGCGGACGGCCCCACTTGTCGAGGCGGACCTCGTCAGCGGGGACGATCGCGGTCGGTGCGATCTTTTCTGCCGTATTGTCATCGGGTGCCATATAGGCCGAACATAACCCGAAGCAGAGGGAAGCGCAAGCGAGCGAACGGGTTAGACCCCGAAGAGACCCCGAACGTTATGTAACAACTTTCGGGAACCCTTGCGGACCCCTTGCGTGATCACGGGGGAGTGATTACTATCTACCCAGTCGCCAATCACGGCGGCACTCACACAAGGGGCTACACAATGCAGACCACGCTGATCCGGATCAACCCGACCGCAGAGATCGAGGGCAACGATGAGCAGGGGTGGCGGGTGTACAATGTTCGCACCGCGCTTCGGGCCACCGCCGGACGCTACACGACTGAGAAGCTGGCGAGGCTGGCGGCGGAGGCCCTGCATTGGGCGCACGAGGTGGACACCCGCCTCTGGTATGATCACGACACCAAGAGCTGGGTGGGTCAGGTGGTGGATGGCGAGGGGAACCAGATCGGGGAGGCGGAGATCGCTCACGACCGCCGCGATGTACATCTGGCGATCGGTCGCCGCCTGTGGGAGCTGACGCAGTTGCCGCGCTAGGTCAGGCCGAAACGTCCCCAGAGGATCGGGGGCGTCTACCCGTGAAGCGGGTACTGACGAGGCCAGCAGTCTCGAGGCAGGACAGACACAAGGGGGTAGGAAATGGCGTTGACTTGGGATGCGAAGCGGGTGCCGGAAGCGGATCGCAACGACCCGCTCTTCCAGAAGGCGATCTGGAATCTGATGGCGATCAAGGTCGGATCGCTGACGGAGAAGACCCTGCCGGAGGCGATCGCTCGGACCCGCATCTACGAGGGGCTGAACGGGCCGCAGTACTACACCGCGAAGAACACCCCGGTGTACCTCTGGCCGGAACTGCACCGCTTCGTCGGCCTGAAGACGAACGTCAGCCGGATGACCCGGACTCAATGGCTCAAGTGGCAGTTCGAGCTGGCGGTGCAGGACGCAACAGCCTACGCCCAGAAGGCGCGGCACCACGACGGGCAGGCGCAGTAAGTCACCCCCCACCCCGCGAGTCAGGCGGCGACCCCGTGCAAGCCGGGGGGTGGGACTGGCAGGACCGCACCGGACGGCCTCCGGGGATCAGAGACAAGGGGGACAGGATGGACAAGGTCAAGCTGAAGTTGAGCGTGGAGGAAGCCTCGATCGTGCGGCTGATCCTTCTCAAGCGCGTGGACGAGATGGAGCTGGACCCGCGCTTCGCGGACGGCACCGGAGGCTTCCACATCCGGACGGCGGAGCGCGTGGCGAACAAGCTGAGAGAGCGGATCGAGCGAGCAAAGCGGCTCGCGGCCCTGCTGTTCGAGGAGGACTGAGCGATGACCAGCAAGGGAACCGCCCAGCGCCTGCGCTCCAAGTACGGGCCGACGATCGCGATCTCGCTCGGCCTGATGATGGCGGAGGATGCGCGAGACCTCCTCAACCAGACCCCGGCGCAGGAGAGCCGGACCACCGCCAAGTACCTGACCCGCTCGATGTTCTGGCTCGCCGTCCTGCACCACCTCGAGAAGAGGGCTTGACAACCACCGAGCAGGCTAACTAGTATTCACCCGTGTTCACTACGTTCCACGTTCAACACTCACCACAAGGGGGCAGTATGCAAAAGGTCTACGCCGATGTGTTCGAGCAGATCATCACCGAGATGGAACAGGGCCGGACGCCGTGGGTGCGTCCGTGGACGGGCGGTGGCCCGTACAACGCCGCGACCGGACGCCGCTACTCCGGCGGGAACGTGATCGCGCTGATCTTCGCCGGAGCGCAGTACTCGACGCAGGGCTGGCTGACGTGGAACCAAGCGATCGAGGCCGGATGCGTGGTCCGGAAGGGCGAGCGGTCCACGACCGTGTTCTTTATGTCCAAGGCCGTCAAGAAGGCCACGCAGGGGAACGGGCCGAGCGAGGCTGACAACGATCCCGCCAGCTACTTCTTCGCCCGTGGCTTCCGGGTCTTCAATCTCGACCAGCTCGACGAGCTGGAGCCGGGGGCGCTCGCCAGCCTGAAGGCACGGCACACCCCGGAGACCCTGAACGGCTTCGAGGCGATCGAGGAGGCGGAGGAGCTGGTCGAGCGGAGCGGGGCCGATGTCAAGCACGGCGCGTCAGTCGCCTGCTACATCCCGGCGCTCGATGCCATCCGGATGCCCGATCCGGAGACCTTCACCAGCCGCGAGGGCTACTACGCGACCCTCTTCCACGAGCTGGCCCATTGGACGGGCGGCGAGAAGCGGCTCAAGCGGATCACCCCGGCACGGTTCGGGACCGCCGACTACGCCTTCGAGGAGCTGGTCGCGGAGCTGGCCTCCGCTTTCCTCGCCGGACGGTTCGGGTTCGCGCAGATCAGCCAGAGCGCGGCCTACCTGAAGGGCTGGGCCAAGGCCTGCCGCCAGCATCCGGAGATGCTCGCCAAGGCCGCCAGCCTCGCCCAGAAGGCGGCAGACTACCTGACCGGGGAGCAGTCGGCCCCGGTTGTGGTGGAGGCTGGCAAGTGACCGACCTGACCCGCCCCGTCACCCGCAAGGTCACCACCCATCGCGGCGAAGTGCTGGTGGTGACCCTCACCCCCGAAGGGATCACGATCCGCGAACCACGCCGCCGCTCCGGGTTCGTCCTGCCCTACGGCGTGGCCTTTATGCAGGCCGTGCGGCTTCAGGTCGAGGCCGATCGCCGCGAGAAGCTGGCGGCGAAGAAGGCGAGGCGATCAGCGAAACGATAGCGCCTCGACCAGCGACTCCAGCACCGCCCGGGCAGTACGGACCTGAGCCTCCGTCTCCCGGGCGTTGTCGCGTCTGACCACCAGCACACTCGGATACCAGAGCGTGGACGATCCCCCGGGCCAGCCCGAGTAGCGCCAGTCCACCGTCATCGGCGGCATCACGATCGTCGGAATGTTAAGGCTCCCCGCCAGATGCAGGACGCTCGTGTCCACCGTCACCACCAGATCGCACGAGGCCACCCGCTCCGCCGTGTCGAGGAGATCGCCCTCCGGCATCTTGGTGAAGGGTGCGCTAGCTGGCGGCTCGACGTTGTACTGGAGCGAGACCCACTCGACATTCGACAGCGGCTTCTCCCAGAGCAGGGCGGCGGTGTCGAGCGTGAGCGAGCGGTCGAAGTTGTGATAGGCTCCCTTACTCCCCTCCCAGCAGACGCCCACCCGAAGCGGACGGTGCGCGTGGAGCGGCTCGCGAGAGAAGGGCGGAGCGATCGGCGCGGGGATGTTCTCCGGGGTGCAGTCGAAAGTGTGCGGGAGCGACATCGCCCGGACATAGCAGACGCCCTGCGTCATCTTGAGCCGCGCCTCGTCGCCCTCGCCGACTTGCTCAAAGACCTCCTCCGCGACCGCCGTTCGGATGTCGCCCAACGCCTCGACGTAGCGGTGAAACATCCGCTCGCCCACCCAGATCGGTGGATGGCCTGACCGCTCCGCGACCAGCGGCAACCAGCGAGCGAACAGCACCGCATCGCCGATCCCCTGCTCGTGCAGGACGAGGACGGGACCATCGGTCGGCTTCCCATCCCACTCCGGCACCCCGTCGAGGCGGCTCTTGCCCGTCCGCTTGTCGAGGATACGCGCCTCGTGTTCGCGCCACGCCTTGCGCCATTGCTTCGGCTTGATCGCGAGCCGGAGGTGACCCTTCGACGCGAGCGCCTCCGGCTGGAGGACCGGAACCCTGAGCGCCTTGCGATAGGCCCTCAGCGACTCATCCGTGCGACCGCACACGGCGTAGGCTTGGCCCAACCCGATCTGCGCGGCGTAGTACTGCACAGCGGCAGGGTCGAGCGGGTTGGTGGGTTGGGTGGTGGTGAGGGCCGCCATCTCCGCCCAGCCCACGGCCTCCTCGAACCGCCCCACCCCTTGCAGGGCGGCGGCACGGAAGTGGGCGGCAGGGCGCGGCAGTTCACCCCGCGACTCCAGCCACGCATCGGTGATCTCGACGATCGTCTCCCAACGGGTGGCATCGTAGGCGGCGGCGATCACCTTGATGATCCCGGCGTCATCGAGCGGGGTCTCGAGCGCGTCACTCATTCGCAGGTCCAGACGGTGGACTGCCGCTTGATCGGCGGGATGCCATCGACGGCGGTGAAGGACAGCTCCTGCACGAGGAGCATATCCTGCGGCACACAGGTGAACGTCCCGCCCGTGAGCGCCACGACCCAATGGTGCTTATGCTGTCCCGGCTCCAGCGAGTAACCGTCCCGAACGTGGTCGAGCAGGAACCACAGCTCGCCCGTCCCCGTGATGTGGTGGTGATCATCGCTCAACACCTGACAGGCGAGGCCGGAGAGGAAGGCAGGCTCGTGCGCCTCAAGCGACCAGCCATAGGCGTCCCAGCGTTGCGCCTGCTCAGGCAACCATTGCGTCATCCACGGCACATCGCGCTCGTGGCGGAGCGCGTGGAGCGGGAGGTCCACGATGACCGCGCCTGATTCGAGGAGAATG